ATATCTAGCCCTGACAGTCTTTATCTTGCCATTGAAAGGCATCTTATTAATTAGTAGAAAGAAATAGAATGGACATGAATTTAATTATCAACATCGTATTGGGTGTTGCCTTGTCAGTAGGTGGTTGGTTTGTTAGACAAATGTGGGATGCAGTTCAAAATCTCAAATCAGATATCCAAAGAATTGAAGTAGAATTACCCACAAGTTATGTTCGTAAGTCAGACCTTGATGCAAGATTTGATCGTTTAGAATCCGCATTAGATAAAATATTTGAAAAGTTAGATACCAAATTAGATAAGTAAATGCCCTTAAAAAATAAGAGCAATAGAAAAGAATATTTAAGGGCTTGGAAAGACAAGAACCGAGAAAAGAATTTATACCAGCAAGCTAATTACAGATCAAGAACTAAAAACATTCCATTTGATATTGAAATATCAGATATAATCATTCCTGAAATATGCCCTATCTTGGGGCTTCCTTTAAAAAAATCCATAGATGGTAATAGAGATTTAAGTCCTAGTCTTGATAGAATAGACAACAATAAAGGCTATATTAAAGGCAATATTCAAGTCATATCATCTAAAGCTAATACCATGAAACATAATGCTGACAAAACAGATTTAATTAACTTTGCAAAATGGGTAAGGAAAATTTATGAGTAAATATTCTGAAGCTGGGAAAGGTTCAACCAATAAGCTTAAACAAAAGAAAGCTTTTGATAATGGTTACGATAATATCAAATGGGAAAAAGAAGAAGAATCAGAAAGCACTTGGGATGAAGATAGAATGGATATTATTGGAATTAATGGTAATACTGGCGAACATTATATTAAATAAAAAAGGGGCATTTTAAGCCCCTTAATTATTGGTAAATACCGATTTTCTGAAGAACGCTATTCACCCATAAAAAGTTATATTTTTGTATAACTTATTTATTCATTACATACATAGTAACTTCAAAACCAAATCTCATTTCTTGAACTGCTGGAGTTGTCCACATAGTATATATCCTTTTATTATCCAAGCAATTTGCCTGTAAATACAAGATTATCTGTTTATGCAGACAAAACCATCAGTAAAATCATTAAAATGGCAAGTCAGTTTTATCTTCTTGTTTTTGACCAGCACCATCTCTAGGTTGTGGCACTTTCATTTGAATCCAGCCATCAAAATTGATAGGCAATGATTCAATTAATAATGCAGTTCCACCATTTTTAGAATCCATAGCAACGCCTACACGATGCCATCTAGTTTTTGTTTCACCATCTTTTTGATATTCGCCAGATTTAGCGATTAGATCATGGGTTATAGCCATTTGATATTTCCTTTAAGTTATTAATAATAGTTTCAGTTTCAGAAAGAAAATCGATCACCGACTTTTCCATTGTTTTAATATATTCATCATCACGATGAATGCGCTTTACGAATCCTTTAAGATGATCTGGCATTTCTGGATCAAATGAAACGATATCGCAAAATTCCATTTCAGGCATACAGGCTAATTGCCACATTGCTTGATCATAATACTGTTCTAGTTGCTTGCCACCAGTCAAATAGTTATCTAAATGGTTCTCCGGATTAGGCACTTTAATTTCAATTAAATGATTTTTACTAAAAACTATTCCATCCGGGCTACATTGGGCATCTTTAATAGTAGGGTGTTTAACGATGGCTACTTGATCCACAAATACATTATGTTTAACTTCATACCAAGCCCTAGCCAATGGTTCTAAATCAATACCGCGTTGCATAGCGGGCGTTTTAAATGTGTTTAATTTAAGCCCGGTCAATTTTTCCCTGATAATTTCGTTTTTGTATTTGCGTCTGACTAATGATTCTGCACCTGATCGACCTTCAGTAAGGATATCTGCCACCCTTGACCCACCTATCCGGCCAATCCGCAAAGCCATCCATTCTGGACTGCCCTGATGAATATCACGAATAATTCTTTCTTCTAATGTCATATTGTTTCCTTTTTTAATTTTAAAAGAATGGTATATACGATCCATTGTGTTCGCATATATTCAGATTCTGGGTAAAGTTTATGGGCTTTAGCTAATAAGTTTTTCATAGTTCAGATTTCCTTTTATCTTTAGCATCAATAATAAGTTTTGATAATTGACGATCATTCTTTACTTCATTCATTACAAAATTATAGTTAGATTGAAGTTCTTCTAAAGACTGGGAATTGCTAATTTTATTAAGATAATCAGTAGCATTTAATGCGGCACTTTGACCATCATCATCATCTGCATACAAAGCTAAAAATGCTGAAATAGAATAGCGCCTAATGTAACTGACTGCACTGCCCATGCCTTGTGGGTCTTGTTTTTGTAAAGGACAGACGGCGGTATCTTCAATCCATTCACCTGAACTATGGATTAAACGAGTGGTTAGATGAAGCTTGTTGTCGTCTGATGAACTTAAAGATTGAATGATTGCAATGTTATTGTCATTGAGTGGCTTTTTTACTGCGTCAATGACTGAATTAATATTGGCATATTTGGACTTGAAGTGTGGATTGGTAGAATCCTTCACTGCAAACTTGATTTCTTTTTGTGCTGATACTAAAGCTTCAGCAATAGCTTTGATGCTATCTGATGTTTTCATGTCTTGTCGTTTCCTAAAAGTTAAATAATATTTTCTATTGTAGCATCATAGATGGATTTAGCCCATCTGCTTGATTCGTGTTTAGTATAAACAAAATAAGCCATATCTGAAATAACTTTATTTACTTCATCACGAATGCGACCCATTTTATCATCATGTGGATCAAACATAATGGAATGTGTTTTATTTAACAAAACGCCATTGCCTTCATAATCAGCATAAAGATCACCAAAATTTTGACATTGAAAAGTTAAATAATACTCAATTAATTCAAGCATATTTTTAATTTCATCAGTGTCATCATAAAAATCAGGATCAGGTTGATGTAGTGCCTGAATGTGTATCTTATTTTCAACTGCTTGGTTTTGATTTGTCATGTCAGCCCCTATAGGTTGTTGATTTTGTTGTATATTAGTCTTATCTTCTTGATTTGGCAACATTTATTTTATCCTAGCCATTTCATAACAATTGGTGTAAGAACATAAAGACAGATTGCGAACCATGCCCAGAATGCAGTAGCAAAAATAAGTCCAAGTATTAAATCTTTTTTCATTTTAGTTTCCTTTGTAGTCATTGTATGGAACAGAATTAGTAGGGGTTACATATTCGTATGATTTAGTCATAGGATTATATGTATTAATTGCATTGGGCGTAGCCCATTCCCATTTCCTAGTCATAGGATTGTGTTTAACTTTAGCATCATCTGGAACATAATGCCATTCTTTAGTCATGGGATTATAACGAAGTTTAGATTCGCCAGCAAATGATACGACTGGCAGTGCGATTAAGAGTGCTATTAAAAGTTTCATTTTAGTTTCCTTTAAGGGCTTGTTTAAGTTTTGTATAAATATCCACATAAGGATCATACAAAGAAAGATTAGGATTGCCAAAGACTTTATCAGCAACTAAAGATTTAATGATTTCAAGTTCTTGTTTTGTAAGTTTGGTTTCCATGTTAGTTTCCTTGATTATAATGATTTAAGATAATTTCTGCATCAGCTAAAGGGATATTGAAAACTGATTGAATTGCGTCTGCTTCGATTGGTAGATTTAAAGACCTATATCGATTCATCGTATCGAGAATCCAATCGCATTTATAAAGGGCTATGCCTGATAATTTACTTTTATCCATATTGTTTCCTTTCGTTTCTTATTAAAAGTTTCGTGTTTCTAGGTATAAATATATACTTTTAAAAACTAATGTCAAATCTTTTTACAATAAAAATTGTAACAAATTGTAACAATAAAAAGGGGGCGTTCAGACACCCCCAACCCTTAATTCAACTACTTATCAAAATCACACCTTCCAAGATAAACACGACCTTCAACTTGTGGGGTGTAATATTCAATTTCAAATTCTTTTGCTTCTTTAGAATCAGCATCGAATGGGAACATCCATAAATTATAAGGTTGTTTTTCTTTTTCAAAGAATTTTATAATTACCCTTATGTCATTATCAAATCGCCAATACATGCCTGATGATCCAAAAAATGATCTTTTTTTAGTTTCCATAATAGTTTCCTTTAGTTGTTATAGATCAATTACTACATATAAGACAAATTGCCTTATAAATACAGTTTATCAATAATTTGTAAATAAATTATTAGCAAATTGTAATTAATTGTAATAATTTGTAACAAATTGTAACAATTAGAAGCTTCAATTGTAACAAATTGTAACAGAGTGGTCAGACTGGTTATTCTGGTTCGACTGGTCTATTTTCAGGATCGACTGGCTAAACTGGTTCTACTGGTTACTGGTTAAA